ACCTTGATCAATGTTTCTGGCCGAAGACTCATAAGAAACCAGCCGGAACTTGGCAGTGCCCAGCATGTATGTACTACCAAAATCTAAGGCATCAGCAATTTGCCGTCGTCTATCTTCTGCTGCTTCCCTAGGATGTTCGTCACCGCCACCATCGCCTACATTAGTTAAAAATAGTTGGATTTGATCATCCTCGTCAAACGAACCACTTCTATTGCGCCATTTATCATTGTCCTTTTGGCCGCTACGCATTTTAATCGCAATGTTTGCTTCCTTTCGATCGCCATCACTATCGCGTGTTTTGACAAGTACATTGATCGGAATAACGTCAAAAACACCAAGACTTGTTGATGTTGATGGTGTATAGGCTTGGCTGAAACCTTTGCGCGGTCTACCGTTAACAGGAAGGATGCAAGCTGGATCGTCGCCACTTCTAGGTTTTAATCGTTCAGGAAAAAAATCCTTGCTGCCAAGCCCAGAAACAATGCTCTTGTAAAGCGGGACGCCATCAGCACCGGCTGACTTAGAAAATATGAATACGCTTTGCTTGTCTAGGTCAATCATTCCGGCTTGACCGAATGCCGTCTTAGTAAAGTCAATGCTTTTGATTTTTGACGCACCAAGCGCAAGGATCAGTTGCATGAACTGCGTTGACCCAAAGTTTTCAATCGACGACCACACCAACGACCCAGATACTCTCACATCACCTAAGCTGTTTTCGTTTGTGTAAACAAGGTTGATGGGATCGCCGTAGCTTGCCAGCTCTTGCGTGCTGTTAAAGCCGAACGTAGGTGCAAAGCGTTGCTGTCTACCTCGGCGCTGCTTATCTCTAAGTTTTGGTATTTCAGGCTTTGGTGCAAGCAGCGCAGCACCAACTTGAAACAGTACACCAACAACGGTCAGTGCAATCGCCGTCGTAGTCGCTTTAGCAGCCGACGCACCAACTACAACTGATGCTGCTGCTACGGGAGCTAATGCGTTTGTAACATCAAAGACTGTTCCCGTTTTAGGGTCTTTGTATTCTTGCTGAATTGCAACAAATTCCAGGTATTCTTCTTTGCTAATACCTAACGATTCAATTAGCTGGTGCTCGTAAGGAAGTAGTTTCCGCATCAGTCCACCCAGAAGTAATAAGCGTTTACATGCTCTAGCAGGATTGAAATCACGCGACCGCCAGGCGCGATACAGATGATTCGCCCATCAACAACCGTACCAAGTGCGGGATTGTCAGTTCCAGCGAGCAATGCAACGGCACCATCTCTTGGCATTTTAATACGTTTGCCGCTTTGTAGTAACCACCGCGCTACATGCCGTGGCTTCAATGTTTCTGGCGTAAACCACCAGTATGCCCAAGCAAAACGTTCGCTGTGATCTGACAAGCCAAGCCGTGTGCGGATTTCACACACCAATTGAAAGCAGTCAGTTTTATTTCGGCCATCACGCGGATGTGCTCCCCAGCAGTATTCAAGGCCGATCAAATCGTTCATCTCAATGACAAAGCTGACTCCAGCGGTAAGAAGCCGACGTTTTCTTGAGTCAAACGTTGTGCTGGGAAGTTAGATGCTACAGCGTCAGCCGCTGTATTGAAACGCAGCTCGACTGTTTCTGCACTAAAACTTGCGCCTAGTCCAATATATTGCTCAGTCGGCCCACTATTAGAGACTGCTCCAGTGCTGTCTCTTGGCACTGTGCGCGTGTAAAGAGATAATTTGCTTTTTCTGTTGCCACCACCTTCTTCAACAAGTCTGATTGCATATTCAGTAGCAGGGAACAATATCTGAATTTGTGAGTTGTCACCGTTCAGGCTTGACACACTGCCTTCAACTTGAAATGGCGCAAAGCTATACGTCAAACTTCCAAACGTAATTTTTTGCCCTACGAAGTAGTTTTGAAATCTACGTGACTTTCCTGTTGCTGTTTCTAACTTAAAAAACTGAACAATGCGTATTTCTTGTGTCATGCGTCAAGTTCTCCAACAAGGTTTACAGTAACTGTGCTCACGCCAGACTTGACACTTTGTACTTGTGGTGGCTGTGCATAACGCCAGTTTATATCAGTTGGCGCTTGAATTAAACTTTCAAGGTCGCTATCCATGCCTGCAAACATGCGGTTGGGCAGCCTAAAGCTGCTGAACGTTCCATCGACATCGTTATAGTGATCGATAATTTGCTTTGCGGTGCCTGAAAGTGGCCGCAGTTCAGATGTGTCACCGATATTTCTGAATGTCAGATCTAGCGTATAACCTGTCTGTCTATTGCCAAATGCACGCTTGAAAATAACACCCGACAAAGACCTGTACGTCTTGCTCGGATAATCGCCCATCGTAAAAGTACGAGTAGTGGGCCTTATCGTTGGAAATCTTGATGCCATCAGGCGATACCGACGCGGGCGCGGGTGCGGGGGCTATTCTGCATTCTATCTAACGTCATGTTCATGCCACGCTTGGCACCATCGCTTGCAGCTTGACGGCGTGTGGTTGCCATCGCAGCCTCTAGCTGTTCGCGGCTGACGTATTCAGTGCCGCCAATGTTAGTAGTTTCAAACGTAAAGTTCATGCTGCTTGCAGGCTGGCTCATTGCTTGCCGTAGTTCATTGTTGCTTGTTACAGCGCCACCAGACCGCGGCATGAACAACTCAGGGCCCTGTTCACCAACTATGTATGGACGACCACTAGCAACAGGGCCACCGTTGGCGCGGAAGCCAGGAATGCCCAAGCTAGAGCCTATGCCGCCAATGCCAAAGTTAAGCAAGATTCCGCCAACTTGCTTGAGTATCCCAGACAATGATTCACCTAATGACTTGCTGCCATCAATAGCACTTGTGATTGCATCGACTATTCCAGATTGAATAGCGCTACCAACTGATTCGTAAACTTCCTTAAGTCTTTCTGCAACTTCAATTTGTGATTCTAGTGCCGCTGTTTGATTGACGATTGCGATTTGCTTGTTCTTTTGAATATCATTCAGGTTGCTCTCTTCAATCGCCTTGATTCTTTGCGCCAACACTTCTTCTTCGTATCGACCATCAAGTTTTGCTTGAAGTAATGCCAAGTTAGCTTCACCCCTTGCAATGTCCGCAGCGCCTTGCCTATCAATGCGTTCAACAATTTGACGGCCAGCTTCAATTCCATCTAGTTCAGCTTGATTGATGCGATTGATTTCTGCGTTAATTTGTTTCAAGAATGAAAGGCGTTGCCGCTCTGTTTTAGAGTCGTCAGGCGGAGTAGGAGTGATGCCAGGTAGCCCGCCGCCAGCCTCAGGTTGCTCTACGCCTCTTGTCTGAAGTTGACGCAGTTTAACCATTAAATCGCTGCGCTCATTAAATAATCTCGCGGCCTCCGCTCGTGCTTGAGTTGCCATAGGAGTACCGGCGATAGCTTCTGCAGTCGCTAAGCTTTGATCAATTCTTTTTGTCAAAGTTTCTATCCTTGCCTCAAGACCTTCTTGACCTAAGCCCAAAAATCTATTCAGAGCCTTGATGGCAGTGTTTATCACTTCTGTAATTCGCGTAAAAATTTCTTGAAAAGCTTGGCCTATAGGCTGCAGCAATGTGCCGACGCTTTGCGAAAGCTCCTCAAGAGCCACCTTTAATCGATCGCCTGCAGATTCAGGCGCGTCGGCAATAGTCTTCGCATTCTCTCCGTAACGCTTAAAAATTGCTTCCGCAAACTTTTGGAAATCCTGCAAACTGACCTGACCTTTCTCAAGAGCTTTGTCCAGCTCCTGTGGTGTCATGCCAATTGATTCAGCAAATAAAGTAAACGCGCCTGGAAGACGTTCACCAATTTGTTGACGCAGCTCCTCCGCACTTACCTTGCCTTTTGAGAATACCTGAGCGGTAGCCGTTAGCGCAGCGTCAACATCTTGAAGCGATCCACCAGTTGCGCGAACAGCGGCAACAATGCCATTAAATGCTGTTTTAGTATCTTCAACGTTGCCGCCAGCACCCTGCACCGATGCTTGCAACTTTGTGAATTGACGAGTAACAACTTCTTGCGGGATAGCAAAATCTTTAGTTGTTTGCTGAATGAAAGCAAGGCTTTGCTGATATTCATCTTGACTTGTCGTGACACCTTGCAAAGCAATACGCAGTTTTGCAAGATTTGCAGAATACTCAGCAGCGCCGCCCGCAGCCTGCCTGAGCCCGCCGAGTTGAGCGCCAATTGCACCGCCAACAACCGCACCAGGCACGCCACCACCCAAGATCGCGCCTAATCCAGCACCTATTGCGCCTTCAGGGCCGCCAAAAACACCAGCACCCGCAACCGTACCGGCGACCTGCGCACCCGCCCTTAGGCGACCACCGCGACGCGATGTTGTCTTTTGCAGTTGCTTATCTAGCTTCGCAGCTTCTGCTGTTGCCTGTTTAAATTCTTTGCTTGCAACATCAACAGAATCTGCAATATCGCGCCATGCGTTACGGTAATTTCTTAGATCGCTTACACTTTTTGGGCCTGTTGTTGTTTGTACTTTTTTCAGTTCATCTGCAAGACTTTTAAAATCAACCTTTGCTGCGTCTGCACGCTTAGCAACTTGGTTTAAGCTCGCAGAAAGCTTCGTAAGCTGGGCTTCACCAACCTTTGTTACTTTGATCTTCAGTTCGGTTGTGACTGCAGCCATCAGCTTTTCTTCTTGTTGAAGCAGGACAGGGCAGTGACTTCCATCACTTGCAACCCTTCGAGAAGAGTCGCGGGATCTTTCACTGAATATAGTCTACAAAGCCAATCCAGAGCTGCATAGTCCAATCCTGTTGGACCCGCAAAACTCATCCGCCATTGCGTCTGCATCCTGAGAAACATCTCCACGATTTCCCAGTTCTCATCCCATACAACAAACTCATCCTTGGCTGGTTTTATACCAGCTTTTCTTATCTGTTCTTCTGTTGCACCAAGCGCACGCAAATCAGCCTCACGCTCGTCGATCACGCCACCCGTCGCCCAGTAACGAGCAGCGTCTTCTAGTTTTTTACCTGTGCTCCCACCATGCTTTCGCTATAAGCCGCAATCACAGCACGCAGTACGTGGTGGTCATCAAGCAGCTCACGCTTCGTAGCCTTGGTGCATGGGATGGCTTTGCCGTTTTCATCGACGTAATCTTCCCAGCCCTGCACAATCTCGTTGACCAAGGCCTCGTCGCCCTGATCAATCAAGTCATTAAAAGCAGTGCGGCCCAGCTTCTTAAAGTCGATCGTAAACGTGGCCTTGTCAAAACCACCGCCGTCAGCAGGGATCTCAACAGTTACAGGCCACTTATACGATGCAACCTTCTTACGGGTAAAAGCCATGAATCAAGTGAATGCGATGGAGACTTCGTCATTTCCACTTGCGCTGGGCAGCGCCAGATATGGAATTGACAGGTTGATCACACCGTTGGTGTCTCCGTAGCTTACTCCCGTGATGTCTGTCTGCGCCATCGTCATGGTGATGATGTTGCCGCCAGTAGCGCCGAGCACAATGCTGCTGCTTGCCTGAGTAACGCCAACTGCTTTGGCAAAGTAATCAGTCGTGCCAACAGCAGGAGCCTCCAGCACCGCAGTGCCACCAGGCAAACGGTTGACGATGACGACTTCCTTGCTGCTCAGTGTTTCCTTGAACACCACATCGTTGTTCATGGCCAGATCAAAGCTCTCGATGCGCACGTCAGTCACACCATGGAAGGTGGCAGTCGTAACGTTTGTGTCGTTGACTTCCAGCGCAGCAGCTTGATTAGCGACAGTAAACGTGCCTGACAGTGCAGTGTTGTCAGGAGCGTTGTAGATCCCGATCATTTCAAAGTTGGCAGCAGCAAATTGACCGCCGACCAAGCTGAAAGTCACCGTGCCACGGCAACCAGTGATCTTATGCCGCGTGCCGTCGTAGAAGCAATAGATCGTGGCAGAGTCAAAGCTGCCGCTTACTCCGGCGTAAGTGACGCTGGTGTCAGCAACAACAGTCTCAGAAAGACCACAAGCCTTAAGCAATGGTCCGAATGCTGGAGCAGTGCCTGCAGTGCCGGAGCCCGACAGCTCAACACCAAATGTGACGCTGACCCGCTTGTTTGCAACCAGCGTTGAACGGGTGCTATTGCCAAGAAAACCCTGCAGCGTTCCAGCAGTAACGTTGTCTGACTCGATCGGCGTTACTTCCAGATCTGTCACCTGCACAGCATCAGTGCCACCCACAGGAGTTGAATCAGTTCCGTAAGTTGATTCGCTCTTGGCGATCAAAAAACGCTTGCGAGTCAGTGCCATTGCTTTAGCCTGAAGTTAGGTCTGTTCTGCTCGTACGATAGCGCACCAAAAAATCTTGACTAATAACACCAAGCGGCACATCAGCCTCATAAAGTTCAAAGTCAGTGCGGTCAGGAGTTAGGTCAAGCGCGTAGCCATTCACCGTCTGGTCTGCCATCAGCAACGAATGAACTTGCTGTGAATAGGTGTCAGAAGAATCATCAGGCAATGCAGCACGAACAAGCGTTGTGACCCTGACGCGCATTGACCAATCAAGCTTGTCAAAAAAGTTGGTGTCAGTCGGCTGATCGTTGACCGGCTCCACAATTACAGCGGGCACTTCACCACGAGCGAGCGGCTCAACACGGCTGCGATACACCGTCGCACCTGAGATTGCATCAAGGTTGCTTTTGATACGGGTCAGGATCAGCTCGCGCCTTGTGTCAGCCATCAATTCACCATTACAGAAGAAGTTACATTTTCATCGCCACCAATGCTGCTTACAGTTGTCCTTACATATCTCATTGGACGCCCGTCATAAAATTTGGCCTGTGTGCCGTGCGAGTTGTAGGAATGAGCTTCTAATTCAAACCAATTTGTACCATCAAGCGATCCTTGGTGCGACACCGTGACGTTTGGGTTGGTGCCAGCAACAACATCTACAAACGTAAAATTAGTGCCATTTACTTCAACTGCAGGAGTGCTGCCGTCTGCAGTCAAAGTATCCCAAACATGA